ACACGCTGCACGATACGGTCCAGTGTACGCGTCTTTCTTTTCTTCTTCGTTACCAGGTAAGAAGCCAATATCTCTGGTTGGCACGATAGATCGGACGATAACCACTTTATCAAAGTGTGTGTCCCTGTCAAGTACGTCCTCGAGAGCCAAGGATAACGCCATAAATGTTTTACCAGTTCCTGCTGATCCGGCCAAGACGAGTGAGTGACCTTTTTCATATGATTCAAAAACCTTCTTCTGATTTTTAGTAAGTGGATCAATTTCGACGAGATCGTCGAGGCGTATTTTATGTGATAGGGCCATTAATAGTCCTTAATATTATTAATCTTATGTCCTGATTTTACTTTAGATATAACTTCACGGAAGCCATCATCTACTTTAATACCACCACCAACATCGCGAACAATTCTTGGCGCACCAATAACTTGATACAAATTGTTACTACCACATTCAGTACAAGGTTTTTCTAATGGGATCTTACGATCGTCCATTCTCAGATTTTCGTTCCATTCATGACCACAATCACGGCATGCGTAGTTATACAGTGGCATACATAAACTCCGGTTTTGGTCGGCCTGTCCAGACCATGTTAAATTTAGCTTCCTTAGTCTTGTAATAGAGTTTGTATGATTTGACAGGATCTTCAGGAAACATACATTCAGGATTAGATTTCATAGCGAGTTTGACCGGTGTCATTGAGATGGTCGGTATGTTTTTAGGTGGTGTTTTGAGGACATCACGAAGTATTGTATCGCTTTTATGAACCTTACCATAACGATATTTATATTCATCGCATAAGGCAATGAAGTGCTGATAATGCCAATTGTAATTTTCAACAGATTCGCCGGTCCATACAGTACATGGATGACCGTGATGGACAGCTCGGTACAGTACGTTTTCCAAGTCAGCATCGGGATGGCGATAGTATTTTACCATACGCTTGCCTGATTTACTAGGCCTAAGTTCTAGATAGCCATCTAGCATTCGATGTGATGTGGATAACATTTGTCCAGCTTCGACAATCATTTTGACTACATGTTTATCGCATTGTAGTTGAGCTGCGACTGTCGGATCTGGGTGCAAATAAAACATATTCATAATATAGGATTACCTTTCATAATATAGTTATATTATATCATAGTTTTCGGCATTTGTAAACTGTTTTATGAGGCATATTTTAAAATTTCTTCCTCAATGTCTGACAGCTTAGATTCGAGATATTCATGTTTCTTTTGCAATTTAAATAATAAAATAGAATCTCCTTTATTCTCTACTTTTCTCATATAGTGTCTAAGTTCTCTTGAATCTTTTTTTAATCTTTCAATTTGTGAACCATACATCTTGTAAGTCTCCTTGGTATGATTAGGACGCTTTTGAGTAGATATAGGTAGACCCTCCGTATTGTAGTTGAAAAAAAAGGCGCACGAGTGTGCGCCAAGTTGGAATAGAGATTTATGATACTTATTATTGAACCTCATAATGATATTTATATTTACGGGTTTTTCAATAAGTTAGGAAACGCCTCTTCGATAACTGGTTTTGTAAGTGCTTTATACTTATCTTTGACTTTTTTATCTTTCATTGCAATAACCAATTCAGCGTCTTCTGCAGGAATAGATTCAAGTACTTCGATGAACATACGTTCTACCTTTGCTTTAAGTACTCGTTCTCCAGGACCACCAACAGCGAAATATCTAAAGCGTTTAGACATTCTATGTAGTGTGCTTGGAGCTGCTCCTTCTTGACATGCCTCGTATGGAGGTGTGCCTTCTGGTAGTAAGAACTGAATTTGATCGTCAAAAGAACCTTTGAGAATATCTCTTAAAGCCAAGCAATTATTCTCCTTAAGGATTTGCACCTTTTCTGCTTTTGTACGAGCATTACAAACCTTCCTTAGGATCGCATGAATTGTGCGATTGGATAATTTATTGACTGCCATTAATAAAACTCCTCAACTGATTCAATTAGCATTTTGCAACGTTTTTTAATTAGAAAATTTAGTACTTTCATTTTGTGTGGTGGTTTAATTCCATTGTATATATTTATAATATTTTGTTTTATATCAGCAGGAGTTTCACTTAGATCAATAAGCTTTTTATTACGACAATAGTTTCTATATGTCGCCTCGTCCATAACTGATTGTAGATCTTCGATATTAGCAACCCAAGATTCGATTTTCTTTTTTGTTACTGGAGACTGTCGTATGCCATCAACAAAAGTGTTATCAGGACTAAGTACATTAGGAACACCGTCACCGCTATCTCCTTTAAATATATGCTCCATAATATATGTACGTGGGTTCTTATCTTCAACAAACTTTTTAGTCATTGGAGAGAACTGACGAACATTGTCATATTTCTGAAGCTGGATAAAGTCTTTGTCAGCAGATACGATCATAACATCTTCATGATTACCAAACTCTTGAGTATTTTCTACAAGAGTACCAATGATGTCATCAGCCTCGCATTTTTCTACATGAACGACTTTATATGGGAAGTTAGCCGCAATATCATCTCGTACCTGATTAATGATACGGAAGATTTCATTCCAGTCTAGACTAGATTTATCTTCTTCACGTGATTCACGACGTTTAAATTTATAATTAGGGAAGTAGTCTCGACGCCAAGAACTATTGTCACAAGCAATAACAACTTGGCCATACTTATCACGGAACTTCTTATTATACATACGAATACTATTAAGAATCATATGACGAATAAGATCTTCGTCGACACTGAGTTTTTGTGTAATGATGTTGCCAATTGCAATACCATTATAGTCAATAATAATCACTTAGTCATCTCCATTCATTATATAGTATATTATAACATACTTTTACGTGTTTGTAAACAGTTTTTTCACATGTTTTCGA